TTAACTAGAGAGCATCTTAATAATATGGAATTAACAGAAGATGCTGCGCCTTTATATCCATTACTTAAAGATGCAAAAGCAACAGCAAAAGAAAGATTTGATGTAATTGATTCTAATCCAGCCTATGCTAAAGCAATAGGAGAAGGTAAAGATTTAGAAGGTGGTACATCACAAGGTGAAAGTTTAAATGCGGCAAAATTTCATAGACAATATGTTTCTACTGCTACACCTGAAGCAATTAGACGTTTAAAAGCTGAATTACCAGAAGATCATATTGCTCATGAAGCAATTACTTATGGTGAATTAGATAGAGCTAAAAAAGTATTAACTAATGCAAATGAATCAAGAGTTAAATCAGATCAATTTGGCGATTTTTTAAGAAATAATAAACCTATTTTAAAAGAAGCATTATCACCAGAAGCTATGCAAGATGTAACTGAAATAGGGCTTTTAAACAGCAAAATTGGTAAACCTGATGCTGGTACATTTAGTCATTCAAATACTTACAGTGCAATGTTAGGTGATTTTGCTGCAAATGGTTTATTAACTTTAGGCGAAAAAGCATTATCTGCAAAAACTGGTGGTTTATCTGCATATCCTGTATCAATGGCTAAAAAGTTTAAAGAAAAATTTGATAAAAATTCTTTTGCAAATGAACAAAGAAATAAATTAGGTGGACTTACTAAGGAACAACCATGAGTACAGAATCACCAATTGACCTTGTCAAATATGGAGTACTTTGGCAAAAAGTAGAAGATTATGAAAAAAAGTTTGATTCTATGGAAAGAAAAATAGACAAACTTGAGTTATCTATTGAAAAACTTGTTTCTATGGCTGATAAGTCTAGGGGTGGGTTTTGGGTAGGCATGATGGTTGTTTCAGGACTATCTAGCTTTATTGGTTTCATTTCTCACTATGTGAATTTGAAATAACATGCCTTTCATGCTTGCCATCTCTGCTGTGAGTGCCATCAAGCAAGGGGTGGCAATCTACAAAGATGCTAAAAATGTTGGAAAAGAAGTTTATGGCATTTATGCAGAGCTAAGTGAGGGAGTTGGCAATTTCTTTGACCATCAAGAAAATGCCCACAAAGAATTAAAAGAAAAAGAAAAGAATCCTCCAAAAGGCAAAAGCATAAAAGCCCAGGCTCTTGAGAATGTCATCAAGAAAAAGCAACTCCAGCAGGCTGAGTATGATTTAAGGCAACTCTTAACTTATGAAGCTCCTCCAGAACTAGGTGCTTTGTGGACAGATTTCCAAGAGGAAAGAGCAAGACTTGAGAAAGACAAGTCTAAATATGAACAGGCTCAAAAAAAAAGGATGAGCAAGAGTCTTACAGAAAAAAAAGAAACAGAGAGAAATGGAATTTTAGAGTTGCAATATGTATTGCAATCTTGGTGGTCATCATCACAGTTGCAGGCTTGATGTATTACATACACTGGGATTATCAAAGAAGTAAAGTAGAGGAGCAGTGGCATATTGAGTTTCAAAAGAAATTTAAGCCAGATAGCAAAGAATATGAGTGTTATAAAATTTTTCAGGAAACAGGGTATTCACCAAGATACTGTAACTAGGAGTTAATATGGATTGGTTAAAAACTATTGCACCTACTATTGCCACAGCTATTGGAGGACCTCTTGGGGGTCTAGCCTATGAAGCAGTCTCTAAAGTTCTTGGTATATCCCAAGATGATGCCAAAAAAATGCTTGATGATGGCAAACTAACTGCTGACCAGATAGCAAGTGTCCAGCAAGCAGAGATAGCTCTTAAGGCAAAGGCACAAGAATTGGGTTTAGATTTCGAACAACTGGCAGTCCAAGACAGAAAGTCAGCCAGGGACATGCAAACAAATACTCACTCATTTATTCCTCCAGCCTTGGCTATTATGGTCACATTAGGGTTTTTTGGTATCTTGGTAGGATTGATGATGGAGACATTCAAGACATCAGATGCATTACTACTTATGTTAGGTAGTCTTGGCACAGCCTGGACTGCTATCATGAGTTTCTATTTTGGGTCTAGTGCAGGCTCACAAGCCAAGGATGCAATGCTACATAAATCAACACCTATGGAGGAAAAATGATTAATTCAAGGAATTTAGATGAGTTACTACCTGAAGTTAAAGCAAAGGTTGAAGATTTTATTAAGGCTTGCCAACATTCTGGCATTGACTTGTTGGTTACATCTACATATAGGGATAATGAAAGCCAGGATGCACTATATGCTCAAGGTAGAACCACAGAAGGAAGAATTGTTACAAATGCTAAAGGGGGTGAGTCTTTCCATAACTATAGGTGTGCTGTTGATGTTGTGCCTCTTGTTAATGGAAAAGCTGATTGGGATGGAAGTCACCCAGTTTGGGCAACAATAGGTGAATTAGGTGAACAAGCTGGTCTAGAGTGGGCAGGCAAATGGATTCACTTTAAAGAGATGGCACATTTCCAATACACTGGTGGACTATCATTAGCTGAACTTCAAGAAGGAAAGAAAATAGCATGAAAAACTTTAAAATTACAGGCAAAACTTATGAGTCTCCCAAATCACATTATGTGGTTTTGAGAGAGCATGAAAAGAAGACTGAGCATGAGTTGCATAGGCTAGAAGACAAGCTCAAAAAGCATGAGCATCTGCCTATGGAAAAGGCACATCCAGAAAAGAGCTAATTTAGCTTGTTTTGGTAGTCTAGGTAGGTTTGGGGCAGGGGAACAGAGGACGGCCAGAGGTCAGCCTTTATCAGGCTAAACACAGTCCTCAAATGGGCATCCATCCAAAACTGTTCCTTTTCCTCTTTATTTAGATAATGTCCTTGGTCTAAGGCATGGTGGCAGTCCCAGCACAGTGCAGCAACCATATTGTCATCAGCCTTTATTCCCCTGCCCTTTCCATGTGCAAAGCTATTGGAGTGAGCACCCACTATTGTCTGGTCATCAGCACCACAGGCATGGCAGTGTAAGTATCTAATATTGTTTAAAAGTTTGGTACTTCTAACATATTGCCTTTTAGGGTTTGCTTTCAAGTTCAATTCCTTTCTGAGCACACCAAGCCTCTAACCAGTCCACAAATTGACTGGCTTGGTCTTTGGTAAAAGAACGGCTCTGAAGCCCCAATTGCACAATCCTATACCCATCTAAGGATGGAGCTACCTTGAAAGCTCTCAGCCCTGTTTCTGAGGCAAATTGGTCTATTAAAAATCTTTTCCAGCTCTCCACATCCCACTTAGCTCCATAATGCTCTGCCTGCTTTGCAATGTCAGCAATAATTGCATGGAATTTGGCATTTTGGTCATGTGTCCTGGTTTCCTCCTGGACATTAAGAACTAGGGTTTTCCCTAATTCCAATGCTGTTTTCATTTTTGCCCACAAGGTTTTCATTAGAGCTGAACCTTGCTGGGGATTAACAAGTTTGTATTGCATATTAATCAACCATTATGTTTAACATTCTGAGAGCTGATTCAATGCTATCTACAAGGCAAAAAGCTCCTCCTTTCCAATTTTCAGCAAAATGCTTTTGGTTTGCATTAAATCCTTTTTTGCCATAAGAATTGTCTAAGTTTTTGACCTCCATAAGCAAGGTCTGACCATGATAGCCAACTAAAAGGTCACAAGGCTCTTTTATATGGTAAACAGTAGCTCCAACAGCTCTGAGAGCCTCCACAATAGCTTTTTGGTTATTATCAATCCTGCTTGCTGTTCTCATTTTGTAATTCCTTAATCTTTTGAGCCACATCTTTTGCCAAGTTTTTTAACAAGGGTTCTGTTTCTTGTTTCTGTTTAACTGAATATCTAACATATTCAATCCATCCATCTCTTAAAGCAAGTTCAGCATAAAATTTGATTATTTTTTGATATTCAGCATCCCAATCAAACATTTTCTATAATCCATTTCCTCATTTCATTTGAATATTTTGATCCCAAATTATTGTAAATTCTAGGAAAGTGATTAACCAAAGGCAAACTTTTAGAAACTTTAATAGCTTTCTTATTTGGGCATTTTGAACAAGTTTTGTCTGATGGACTACATACACCTAACTTTTCGCATTTAAATAGCTCCTTAGTCTTTCTGGTTGATTTTGGCAACCTTTCTGCTATAGGGAATTTTGTGGTTAATCTATCTTTTACCATATTGTCCCAAGATGGAACTGGTTGCCAAATAGTTTTAAATTCACTCATATTAATTTCATCCCATAGTTATTAATGCCAGGTTTTACTACTAATCCCTCTTTTCTAATTAACTGGTTTGCTTTGAACTTTCTGTAGTTCACTTCATGATGGTGTCTGTTGAATTTCCAGACCACTTTAGCCACATCTGGGTGCATATCCACAAGCATTTGGCTCTTGGGTAAAGTTCCCTCTTTGGCATAGAAAGCATCAGTATTGCCTCCTTTTAGGGTCTGAGTTGTAGCTTTTTGCTGGAGAAAAGCATTAAATTGGATGGTGCAGAATCCATCCTTGAGCACTCTGAGGCTTAAATCTGTATCTTCATTGTATCTACCTCTCCATCTGTAGGGTATGTCATTCTGGATTAGCAAGCAGGAATAAATCCTGGTGTTCATGACAAAAGGTGGATGTAATGCTTTAGCCAAGACAAAAAAATCATAGTTAAATCCTGAAATATAAACATTAGTGTATCTATCAACAAAATCCTCAGCACATCTAAAAATTGTTGGGCAGTGGCATCTCACCATTCTGTTTCTGTTTAGCCTGCAAAAGTTTTCAATATTGTCATCCATGACCCAGTGCCTGTGAGCACCAAGACTAATGGAATGTTCCCAGGCAAAGTTTCTTGCAGCTCCTGGTCCTTTGCTCTTGGTACTGCCAAGATTATCAAAAATGTCATACTCATCCAAATACTTTTGTGGCAAGATAAGGATTTTGGCTGGGTCTATGACCTTGGCATAAATGTCAAATTCTTGTTCCTCAACCACAATGTAATAAAGACAATTCATTTTCTCTAATGCTTTGCTAGTCAATCTGGAATCAGCTCTGCCTTTAGAAACAATGTAAATTGGATATTTAGGATTCATCCACATACCTCAAATGAGCTACAGCTCTAGGTTCTGCATAGGGAAACCAGATTGTTTTGAGTTTGGGGGTAATCTTTTGACCCATCAACTCAGCAAACTTTTGGACATCTTGCTCATTTCTGAACCTGACATTAAGGACTCTATAAGGGGTAAGGTCTTCCTGTACAAATTCTGGCATATCTTGCCATTCAGCCTGAGCTGTAATAATTTCACCAAATAAATCATATTTCATAATTAAATCCTAAATTTAAATTGTTTAATTAGGGCATCAATTTGTTCTTTAATTTCAGGTGGTGGGGGGACACCAGCAGGAGGTGGAAGATAAGCCTGTACTTCAGGTCTTAGTTTTGGACATTCCATCAATAATTTTTTAAACTGAATTAAATTTGGAGGTCTTTCAGGCAAATTTTCAAAAGCCCATTTAAAACATTCCCATCTACCATCAAAATGATAGAGTTGTTCAGCCCATAATTCTTTGACTTCATGGATATCATTTAATGCCCACATAGAATCCCAACTTGATCCATAGGTGTTGGAAAGTCTTAAAAAAACCTTGTTAATAACTTCTATGGGTAGGCTCATTTCAGCTCCAATATGTCATTTGGGGTTATGTCAATAGTTGGTCTTCTGGTTTTCCCTACCATTTCATCATGTCTAGCTTTTTTAATTTCTAAATCACTTTGGTAAAAGGATTTTTGCTTGTTTTTAGAAATGTCCTGTCTTCTAACCCAATTTCTCCAAGTTGCTGACCAGTCAGTTTTGCTTGCATCTTTAGATTTTGAAATCCAATAGTCTTTGAAAAATTCAGCTATTTTTTGTGGATCAAGGTCTGGTCTTTCTGATTTGCAAAAATTGTAATCAGACTCAGATAATTTCCAGTTTGGGGAAAGCCTTGAGGCTTTTGTCTTTACCTCTGTCTCTTTCTCTTTCTCTAACTCTGTCTCTGTCTCTGTCTCTGTCTCTGTCTCTGTCTCTAGACCATCATGTTGATATCCTTTTGATATCACATTGATATCATCATGTATCAGCCAGTGATTTAATTTGGATAAGCAATCTTTAGTAGTCTTTAATGGCAATCTAAGTCTAAAACTAAGTGTTTTTAGTTCAGGTATATTTCCATCATCTTCAGAGGCAATAAGCCAAAGCATACAAAGAACTTTTGCTGACAAAGGGTCAAGTTCATGCCAGTCTATGTCATCCAAAAGGTCACGATACAGTTTGACCCAGGGTGGTTTCCTGTCCTTGAAATGCTGAAATTTAGTCCAATTCTTTATTCTCATAAATGCTCCGCGTTACTCCCAGAAAAGAAACTAAGGCAGGAGGGGAGTACTCTTTTCGAAAGGGGGATCAATCCCTATCTAGCCCAGTTTCAAAATATTCTACATCAAAATCTTAATAGCTCATCAAACCATTCAGGCTTTAAAACTCTTAACTGCCATAGCCTGCCTTTGGGTATCTCATCCCAATTGTTCACAGCCTGCCTAGTAACTCCTAAAAGTTTGGCTAGTTTGGCTGGTGTTCCTGCAAGTAATATGGCTCTTTCTTTTGTCATGTTGCTTATTGTACACATTTATTGACAAATTTAACTATTTTTGTGGTGTTAGGGATACTACCAACAAAATAATGTAAATTTTCATTTACCATAAGGGCTATCAGGACAGCAACTGATATTTTTAAATTAAGACTAAATTAAGGAAACATTATGAGCAATAGATCATTTTATGAACCAGATGGTGACTATGATGAAGACCCTGAAGTTGCAGAATTAAGGGCTAGGGACTTTTTTGAGAAGCAGTATAGAAGTCATTATTTTGCACATCCACACTGTCAAGACCCTGACCATCCAGGATGCCCAAATTGCGAACCAGAGGACTTTGAAGATGACAATTAAATTCAGAAAAGGGAATATTAATCCCACAACAAAAACATTTCCAAGAACACTAGCTGAGGCATTTCCTGAGCATCCAGAGCCAAACTTTGAGCAAGAAGGCTTTGATAAGGAAGACAAAATGGTAATCATAGCCTGCTTTGTTATTGCATTTATTTTATTTATTTTATTTACATGGGGAACATTATGACTAATCAAGGTGGAAAGTTAATAGCAACAGCATTTGTAAAGGCACAGAAAGAGTTTGGACCAGCTCTGAAGTCCAGCACTAATCCACATTTCAAATCCAAATATGCAGACCTTTCAGCCTGTGTGGAGGCTGTAATTGATGCCTTAAATAACAATGGCATAGGAATGATGCAAAAGCTATATGAAAATGCAACTGGAGTAAGTGTAGAAACCATATTTCTGCATGAATCTGGGGAGACTTTGGAGTGTGGTGTTTTGCATGTACCAGCAAGCAAACAAGACCCACAGGGTTATGGTTCTGCTTTGACCTATGCAAGGCGCTATTCCCTGATGAGTGCCTGTGGCATAGCCCCAGAAGATGATGATGGCAACATGGCATCCAGAAAGCCAGAGCCAAAATCAAATGTAAATGAGTCTGAAATGGTTGATTGGCTAGAGGCAATAGCTCAGAGCCAAGATTTAGCTGAGTTGCAAAAAAACTTTGTAAAAGCAATTGCAGCCACTGATGGTGACAAACAATGGCAACTTAAGGTAATTGCTGTAAAAGACAAAATGAAGAAAAAACTGGAGGCTAAATAATGGAAACAAGGGTTGTTTGTTTGATATAATAATTAAATGGAAAATTTAACTAAAGATCAACTTACAAATTTGTTTTATATTTATCCTGAAAACGGAAAAGTTTTTTGGAAAAATGTTTCTAAACACCATAAAAGATTAAATGGCATTGAAGCTGGATGTGCTCAAAATTCAAAAAATAAAGATTATTGGGTAATAAAAATAAACAATAAAAAATATAAACGAGGAAGATTAATATTTTTTTATGTTTATGGAAAATTACCTAAACCTTGTATAGATCATATAAATGGTAATTCTCTTGATGACAGAATTGAAAATTTAAGAGAAGCAACAGTTATTGAAAATGCTTGGAATCATAAAAAAAGAAAACGCAAGATTAATTTGCCAATGGGTGTAAGAAATACTCCAAATGGAAAATTTCAAGCAAGAATTAGTTATTACGGAAAGCAACTTCATTTGGGAGTATTTGATACATCAATTGAAGCTGAAAATGTTTATAAATTAAAAAGGAAAGAACTTTATGGAAAATTTGCATGATATGGAGCAAGGGGGAGAAGCATGGTTTCAGGCTAGACTTGGAAAGGTCACAGCATCTAGAGTTGCAGACATAGTAGCAAAGACCAAATCAGGCTATTCCACAAGCAGAGATAACTATATGGCTCAATTGCTATGTGAAAGGCTTACAGGCAAGCCTGGTGAGTCTTTTAGCAACTCTGCTATGCAGTGGGGGACTGAGACTGAGCCATTGGCTAGGGCAAGCTATGAGGTCAAGTACAACTGCATGGTTAACCAAGTAGGATTTGTCCAGCATCCCAGAATTGAAATGTCTGGTGCAAGTCCAGATGGCTTGGTTGATGGGGGATTGTTGGAGATTAAATGCCCAAACACAGCCACACACGTTGATACTTTGTTATCTGGCAAAGTGCCCAGCAAGTACATTACCCAAATGACATGGCAAATGGGTTGCACACAGACTAACTGGTGTGACTTTGTGAGCTATGACCCCAGGATGCCTGAGAATCTTCAACTTTTTTGCAAAAGAGTTGACTTGGATCAAGCATATTTGGCTGAATTAGAGACTGAAGTAATCCAGTTTTTAAAAGAGCTAGAAGATAAAGTAAATAAATTAAGGAACTTAAATGTCTAAAGTAATCTCAGAACTTAGCACCATTGTTGGCACATACACAGATAAGGATGGCAACAAAAAGAACAAATATCATAGGCTTGGGTCTATTATTGACACACCACAAGGACACATGCTTAAGATAGACTCAATCCCAGTTTGTGACCCTCCTTGGTCTGGCTGGGCATGGATTAATCCTCCAAAGGAGAGAACAATTAGCTTTGACAAAAAGGATGATGACATAGGATTTTAAGGTTTTGGGAGGTGGTAAGGGTTAGCGCCTTGCTTGGATTTAGAGAATGAAACTTGTACAAACACTGCTTTATGTGAGCCTCCCAATTTATATTTACATTAAGGAAAAATTATGAAACAAATTACGATTTTTGACCAAATAAATGAAATGTTTAACAGCTCTGGTTTATTAAGCAGGCACTTTGGCACTGAGTCCAAGATGTTAGCCAGAAAAACTGACCCAGAGACATCCAAAGCATCAGCTCAGACTGTGGACACAACTAAACTGGAGGAAATTGTCTATGAGGCTATTAAGTCTTTTGGGGAAAGAGGATGTATTTCTGATGAAGTGCTAGATATGTTCCCAAAGCATAGATATAGCTCAATCACTGCTAGATATGCACCACTTCTCAGAAAAGGCTTTATAGAGGCTACTGGCGAGACTAGGAAAGGTAATTCTGGCAAACAACAAAGAGTGATGAGGGCTATATGATTAAAGATACAGCGGTACAAATACTTTTAGAACACTTTAGTGAAGGCATGGTACGCACAATAGTTGATGCTATTGCTGAAGACGAACGTGAGGAATGTGCAAAGATATGTGAAGAACTGCGTGATGACTGGTTTCGTGGACTTGGTCGATACGAATTTATGGGCGAAGGTGCTGATTATTGTGTCGACGCAATTAGAGCAAGGGGACAAGAATGATTAAGCTAACTTACGAACACATTTGTGACGTGTGTAATAAAACGCTTGATACAGAAGTTTATGAGTGTAGTGATTATCCAGGAATGGAATTTCCAAAAACACACAGAATGTTTTCATTTCATTGGCAAGGATTAAATGCTCAACTATGCAAAGATTGTGCAAAGCCTTTGTATGAAGCACAAGAGCAAACTATGAAAATAATTATTGCTAACAGAGGATAATAATGACTAAAGAAGAAATAATTTTTACTGACTACTCTGTCGAAACCATTTGTATGTATATCTACAACGCCATCTTGGTAATCACGATAGGTCTGTGTATGTACTACATATCTCCTTGGTGTTGCTTTATGTGCATGTTTGGAGCTACGAGGGATAAAGGGGACAAGAATGAAGATTAGGGTATGGCGTAGACAGATGACCAGAAGGGACAAAGGTTTTGTAAAGTCAGTTGGTAGATTGATGGATTTAATGGCATATCATTCAAATAAACTCCTAAAAGCAATTGAAAGATATTTATGAAAATTCCATAAAAATAAAGAAACAAGAATGAATGAAATACTAATTGAACTCACAATCAATGTAGTGGCACTATTTGTTATATTTATTTGTGCATATTTAATAATTAAGGAACTTAAGGAATTGACCACATGAAAACAGAAGAACAATGGGAAGAGGAAGCACTAAAGCAAGAGCAGGATGAGCCTGTATCTCATTTATGGGAATGTATTGGTAGATGGTCTGCATATCTTGCAAATAATGGAATGTCAGCAGAATTAGCTCCACCTTCATGGCTTGTTGATGCAATAAATAAAGCAATTACACTACAAACTAAAGAATGGGTAGGGTTAACTAATGAGCAAATTGTTGATTTGGTAATAAAAAACGCAGGTTTTCCAACTAAATTAGCAAAAGCAATAGAAGCTAAATTGAAGGAAAAAAACACATGAAACATAAACACTCAGAATTGATTAAAAAATGGGCAGATGGGGCTGAAATTCAATGGAAAGACAAAAACGGACAATGGGAAGATATGGGTGAGCCATTGTGGTATGAAAAACATGAATATAGGCTAAAACCCGAAGAAAAGACTGATTTTGCAGTTTCAGCTAATGTGGTGTTTAAATTAGGAGTTGCTGGAGACTATTTGGAGTTTTCCAAGACTGGGAAACATAATATTGAATTTGTATTTGATGGCACAACCCAGAAACTGAAAGCAACCAGACCCTATAAAAATGATTGAACTATTAACCCAAAGAAAGCTGCAACTCCAGGCACTTTACAAAAAATGTCCAGACATTCAAATTGTTTACAGGCTTAGAGAAATTGAGCTAATGACCAAAAGATACAAAAAATTGTTGGAAATTGAAGTAGATGCCAGTGGTTTTAGACCTGAGCTGGAGAAATTGGCAAAGGATTTAAATGGCTGATTCACTCATAATATCTGCACTTTTATTCATTGGGGCATCTATTTTTGCCACTGTTGTTTGGTGTTTTTTGATGTATATAATCTGGGAGGAGGAAGATCAAAAGCTCAAAAAAGCTATCCAAAACAACAAAATTCACTTGACAAGAGATAGTGATTTGGGATAATTGAGACTCCAATTTTTAACTTGCAAGGAACAAAAAATGGGATATTATGGAATGGAAAAAGAGCCTAAAGGGGCTAAGTCATCAGATTCAACTGGTGAAAAGAAGATGGGACCAAAGTCTTTTGACAAGATGACTGGACCAAACAGCATGAAAGGCACAAAAGGCATGTCTGGAGAAAAGATGCCCAAGGGTGCTGACTCTGCTGATACCACTGGTGAAATCAAAAGACCTCTAAATGGTGGCATTGCTATGGGCAAGGCTGACAGCATTGGTTCTAGAGACATGAGCCACATGGGCAAGGTAGATGGCAGAACTGGTGAATTTAACACTGGCTCAAGAGAGTCTGAGTGCTATGTTCATGAGAGAACACCACATATCCAAGACAGCATGTAAAAAGCGAAATACCCCAAAGATTAGTGGTCTAAGGGGTATTTCTAATCAACCCAAATAATAAGGATTTGAATTGACTGCTCAACATTGTAAGACTTGTAAGTATTTTTCCCAAGAGGGATTTAGGGACATGGGTGTTTGTAAAAGATACCCTACTTTCCAAAACAGAAATAGCACAGATTGGTGTGGTGAACACAATCCTATATTGCCAAGCACAATAACATTGCCCAAAGTCAATTTAGAGCTGGGTGTTGTCATGAACCCAGCAGTAACTGACCAGGCAGAAAAGAAAAAGCCTGGCAGACCAAAATTAAGTGGGAGGCAAATCCCATGAAACCCATAAAAGACAAGATTATTGTTAGACCTATTCCTAGAATACAGTCCACTTTATATGTCCAGACTGCTGAGGCAGATACAGTTGGGCATGTAGTAGCAGTTGGTGATGAAGCTGAGGCTGAGGGTCTAAAAGTAGGGGATAAGGTCTGGTTTGGGACTTTAGCCAAAGACTACAAGGACGAATACCTGAAATATCACAATTTTAAGGACGGGGATGAGAAATTCCTTGTCATGTCGTGGCAAGATGTCTGTTTCGTTGAGGAGGTCGAATGAGTTGGGAACGTATTGAAGAAGAAATAGAGCTTAATTCTGAAGTTAAATACGTAGAACAAATTATTCAATCTCAGGAAAAAATATTAAATTATTTAAAAGGCAAAAAGTATGAAATTGAAAAGCGCCTTAGACATATAGAGTACAGAAGATCAATTGATGAAAGATCAAAAAAAGTAAAAGTTGAAACTAGAGGAGAAATAGATGCCATTAATTAAATCAAAACTACAAAAAAATGTAGGTAAAAACATAGAAAAAGAGATTCAAGCTGGTAAACCACAAAAACAAGCTGTTGCGATTGCCTTGAATGTTAAACGTGAAGCAGAAAAGAAAGCCAAAAAGAAATGAAAGCTAGTCTAGCAGTCCATCTCTTAATAGCACTTGGATTTGATGAGCATTTGTTCATGAAATGGCAAGTAGGCAAAAACCCAAGCTATACCAAAAAAGGTCCAGGTAGAACACATAAACAAGGAAAGAAAAATGATATTTGAACATGAAATACAAGACGTAAACTTAATAATTACTAGCCTTGAGCACAAAATCAGGGATATGCAAATATTGGTGCAGAAATTAATGCACAAAGCTAATGAGCAAATGCCTGCTCCAGCTCAAATAAATCCAGTAGCTGAGAAATCAGCAGAGCCTGCTCCTGAGACTCCTACAAATAACTAAAAGTTATATTAAAATCAATTATTTATACAAAAAAACAATATGGGTGCTCCATTAGGTAATATTAACTCATCTAAAGGCAGACTTTTCCAAGAAAAGCTGAGGATGATTCTTTCCCAAGAGCCTCATAGAGCTAGAGCAATTGCTGAGGTCTTGATTAGCAAAGCTGAGGAAGGAGAGCCTTGGGCTATTAGAGAGCTAATGGATAGGATTGATGGGAAGGCAGTTCAGGCAACAACTCTTGAAGATGCAAGTGGAAATGTCATCATGCCTCATCTTCAGGTCACATTTGTAAAGCCAGATGGAGCAGAGTGAACTTAACCAAGCTATTAAAAAGGCTGAGTTTCCAGTCAAGCTCCAGTGCCTGTTCCAACCATCAAGGTATAAATGCATCTTTGGGGGCAGGGGTTCAGCAAAGTCATGGTCTGTTGCTAGAGCACTGCTCATCCTGGGTGCAAAGCAAGTCCACAGGATTTTGTGTGCCAGGGAATTTCAGAACTCCATATCTCAATCAGTTCATAAGCTATTAAGTGACCAGATCATAGAACTGGGTTTGATTGGGTTCTATGAAATTACCCAGAATTCCATCAGGGGGGCAAATGGGACTGAGTTTGCCTTTGTGGGGCTGAAAAACAATCCACATAATATTAAGAGCTACGAGGGTTGCACTATTGTCTGGGTAGAGGAAGCTCAGGCAGTCTCAGCAAGAAGCTGGGATATTCTTATTCCTACTATTAGAGCCAAGGATTCAGAAATCTGGATAACCATGAACCCAGAACTAGAGTCTGATGCCACATACCAAAGATTTATTCTGCATAAGCCTGATAATTGCATTACCCAAAAAGTTAACTGGAGTGATAACCCGTGGTTTCCTGAAGTTTTGGACCATGAGAGGAGAACTCTACAATCTAGAGACCCAGAGGCTTACAACACAGTTTGGGAAGGACTTTGCAGGCAGACTGTGGATGGAGCTGTATTTGCCAGGGAAATGCAGATGGCAGAGCTGGAGGAAAGAATCACTAAAGTTAGATATGACCCTACCAAGCCAGTCCATGCTGTGTTTGATCTTGGCTGGGCAGATTCCACATCTATTTGGTTTGTCCAGTTCATAGCTCAGGAAATCAGATTTATTAGGTACATAGAGGATAGTCAGCAGACTATGAGTCATTACCTGGCACTTATGCAGACCTTTGGTTATGTCTATGACACACTCTGGCTACCACATGATGCACAGAATAAAACATTGGCAGCACAGGGCAGAACCATAGAGGAAATTGTCAGAAATGCTGGGTTCAAGACCAAAATAATCCCAAGAACTAGCATTGTGGACTCTATCAATGCTTCCAGAACCATGTTTAGGAATTGCTTTTTTGATAGGGACAATTGCTATGATGGTTTGCAATGTCTCAGGCATTACAAGTATGAAGTTGACCCAGAGACAAAGGCTTTTAGTAAAAACCCACTCCATGACCAGTATTCACATGGAGCTGATGCTTTCCGCATGGTTGCTTTAGGTGTTCAAGAGACTAGACCAAGAAGACCAAAGCAAGTAAACTATGCACCACCACAATCATGGATGGCACTATAACATGGCACTTGACCCACTAGAAACAGATTATGACCCCATCATAGATGAGGCAAAGCAGTTCCTGAAGTTTGCTAATGATGCAGACACAATGAATAGGCAGGAGGCTTTAGAGGACCTGAAGTTTGCAAGTGGGGGCGATCAGTGGCCGGTGGACCTACAAAATAGCAGAAACCTTGAGTCCAGACCAGTCTTAACCATCAACAAGCTAGATGGCTATTGCAGGCAAGTCACTAACCAGCAAAGACAGCAAAGACCCAGAATCAGGGTTCATGCCACAAATACTGTGGAGGATGCTGCAGATGCCAAAGTTATTCAAGGCATGGTTAGGCACATAGAGGTTAACTCCAATGCTGATAATGCTTATGACAATGCTTATAACTATGCAGTCAGAATGGGCTGGGGATATTTAAGGGTTGACCACAGATATGTGAGAGAGGACTCTTTTGACCAAGAACTATTTATTGACCCTATTGATAATCCATTTACAGTCTATTTAGACCCAAATTCAATTGCAGTGGATGGTTCAGACCAAGAAAGATGCCTGATTACATCCATGATGCCAAAATCTGTGTTCAAGGAAATGTACCCAGATGCACAAGACACTTCATTTACATCCAGAGGCACTGGAGATACCCAAAGTGAGTGGATTACTAGGGAAGATATTAGAGTTGCTGAGTACTTTTACACAGTTAGGGAGAAAGCCAAGCTCTATTTATTAAGTGATGGCTCTGCCAAATTTGCTGATTCCAAGGACTTTTTTGAAAGAATCAAGAGAGCTGGGTTAGAGATTGTGGATGAAAGACCTAGTGTAAAGAAGACAATCAAGTGGAAAAAGCTAACAGCAATTGAAGTGCTGGAGGAAAAAGATTGGCCGGGGTACTACATCCCAATTGTCCCTGTGTATGGCAGGCATGTAGTGATTGGGGATAAGAGAAAGAAATTTGGCATGGTTAGACATGCTAAGGATGCCCAGAGGATGTACAACTTCTGGGTCACATCCATGACTGAATCTGTGGCATTAGCTCCCAAGGCTAAATGGATCATGGCTGAGGGTCAGGATGAAGGTCATGAGTTGGACTGGGCAAGTGCCAACATCAAGTCAATGGCTACTTTAAGATACAAGCAGACAGATATTGATGGCAACCCAGCTCCTCCTCCAATAAGGATGCAACCAGAGCCTCCTCCTACTGGCATTTTGACTGCTGCCCAAGAGATCAATCAGGACATGGCAACCATTATTGGCATCTATGACCCATCACAGCAACTCCCAGGCAATATGTCTGGCAAGGCTTTGAATGGTCAGCAAATGCAAGTGGATTTGACCAATTTTGACCTTTATGACAATCTAACCAAGTCAATTTCCCATGTTGGCAAAATACTTTTAGACTTAATTCCCAAGATTTATGACACTGAAAGGGTTATGAGGATTATTGGGGATGATGGAAAGCCAGACCTTTTGACCATTAATGAGCAAAGTGCTGTGGGCAGAGTGCTTAATGATGTAACTGTAGGGCAATATGATGTGGTGATGGAAACTGGTCCAGGCTACAACAGTAAGAGACAAGAGGCAGTAGATGCCATGATGCCTTTACTTGCCAAACCTGAGCTATTTAATGTGGCTGGGGACTTAGTATTCAGGAATATGGACTTCCCAGGGGCTGAGACTATTGCTGATAGGTTGGCGGCTCTGAACCCACTGAGCCAGATTGATGAGCACTCTGATATTCCTCCACAGGCTCAACTAATGATTAAGCAAGGTCAGGCTCAAGTCCAGCAACTCACACAGCAGTTGCAGGCTTTACAGATGGCTATGAAGCAAAGACAGGATATTGAGCAAGTTAAGCAACAGGCTGAGACTCAGCGAGAGTTGATGAGGCAGACAACCAAAGCTCACAATACAGAATCTATGCTTCAAGCTAGAGTCCATGATGTAAATACCAAGGCTATAACTAGCCAGAACAGGGTAGAAATTGAGGCAATTTCAGATATGTTATTGCATCACATGGATACTGCCAGACTGGAGAGAGAAATCCAGATGAGAAATCAGGAGCAGTATCAAGCAATTGCACAGGCTGACCAGTCCATTATGCCCAATCAGCAACAATAATTGACAGCCTTATGATTTTGGGTTATATTGCCCACAAACCTTACTGGTGAGGCACACCAGGCAAAATACTTGAGGAAACTCATGAGTGATAGACAAGCAAGTAATGTAATTACTTCAGAAAATTCAGGTGATTTTTATGCTAACAAACTTGGTTTAGCTGATTCCCCTAGTCCTGACCCTGCAGAGACTCCCTCACCAGAGGTTGAGCAACCTGAGCTGACAGAGACAAAAGAGGAACAGAGTTTACCAGAGGCAAAAGAAGAAACCAAACCAGCAGAGGAAGGTGCTAGAAAGCCCAAACTTGAAAAGAGGTTTGATAAAGTCATCAAAGAAAGGGAACTTGCCAGAGCTGAGGCTCAAAAGGAAAGGGAACAAAGAGAGGCTTTAGAAAACAGGCTAAAGGAACTGGAGCAGGCATCCAAGCCACAAGTGGCAGAAAATCCTGATAAAGAACCACAGCCTAGTGACTTTACTGATGCATTTGAATATGCAAAGGCATTAGCAAAGTATTCTACTGAAAAGGCATTAAAAGATAGAGATGTAGCTGAAAAGCAAAAGCAAGTTCAAGCTGAGAGAGAAAAGATGATGACATCTTGGCAATCTAAGTTAGAACAAGCAAAAGCAGAGTTACCAGACTATGATGATATGGTTGCATCTTCAGATGTAGTTGTATCAGACCAAGTTAGGGATGCAATTCTGGAAAGTGATGTAGGACCAAAGATTCTTTATCATCTTGCAGAAAACCCAGAGGTAGCTGAAAAAATCAGTGGCATGTCTTTGATTAGTGCCTTGAGAGAGATTGGGAAGTTGGAGGCTAGATTTGACAAGCCTGCTGAAGCACAAAAGCCTGCTGTGAGAAAGAGCAATGCACCAGCACCTATTAATCCTATTAGAGGGGGTTCTAATGTTGAAGTGCCAATAGATTCAAATGGGAATTTTAATGGTACACCTCAGCAATGGAAAGAACTCAGGAAAGCAGGAAAGATTAGGTAAACAATTTTTTAATCTTAAAAGGAAATCAAAATGGCAAATAATTTGCTAACAATATCCAAGATCACCAATGAAGCGTTGATGGTCCTGGAAAACGAGTTGACATTTTCGTCAGAAGTGGATCGTAACTATGATGACCAGTTTGCTGTGGTCGGGGGCAAGATTGGTAACACAGTCAATGTCCGTAGACCTGGTAGGTTCATTGGTACAACTGGTCCAGCACTGAATGTTGAAGACTTCAATGAAACTTCAGTTCCAGTAACACTTTCCACTCAATTCCATGTGGACACACAGTTTACTACGCAAGACCTTGCACTATCACTGGATATGTTCAGTGACCGCGTGCTGAAGCCTGCAGTGGCCGCAGTGGCTAACAAGATTGACAGGGATGGTTTAACAATGGCAGCTCTCCAAACAGCTAACATTGTTGGAACTGCTGGTACTCCTCCAACAGGCTTAATCACCTACCTAACTGCTGGTGCTTACTTGGATGCTGAGGGTGCTCCTAGGGATGGCCGTAGAGCCTGTATTGTTGAACCCTTTACATCAGCAACTATTGTTGATAGCTTGAAGGGTCTGTTCATGCCGCAAGAGGCTATTGCAGAGCAGTATCGCAAGGGGCTGATGGGCAGGGACAGCGCGGGCACAAATTGGAAATTGGACCAAAACGTTGTAAGCCAGACCTTTGGCTCTTACTCTGGCAACACACTCTCTGCTGACACTACAGCTCAAGTTGGTTACCTCTCAACTGGTTGGTCACAATACTCCACAATTCAGATCAAAGCATCATCTTCAAGCACATTAAATGCTGGTGATGTGATCCAAATTGCTGGTGTATATGCAACTAACCCACAAAACAGACAGGCTTATGGCTCTGGCAAGTTGCGTAACTTTGTAGTTCAGTCCACAACAACAGTTGGAACTGGTGCTACAAACATCACAGTTGCTCCAGCAGTTATCATTGGTGGTCAGTTCCAGAACTCAATCATCATTGGTTCTACTTCTACTACAGCTACTGTTACTCCTTTCAATAACACTGGTGTTTTGTCTCCACAGAACATGCTTTTCCATCGCAATGCCTTTACCCTAGCGGTAGCGGATTTGGAGCTGCCAGAGGGAGTCCATTTTGCAGGCAGAGCATCTGATAAGGAAGTTGGTTTGAGCATGCGTGTTGTCCGCCAATACACCATCAACAATGATTCCATCCCAACAAGGCTGGATGTGTTGTATGGCTGGGCACCCCTGTACCAAGAACTTGCTTGCAGAATCGCGGCTTAACCCATTAATTTAAAGGAAACTAAAAAATGAGTAATCCCGGACCAGCAACCACAGTCTCAGCACACCCAAGTAATGTCACAACAAACCAGGCTCTGCGCCTGATTGCTGTGGCTAAAGGAGTGAACCTTAATGCTGTAGCTTTTACACCTGTGCAAGTTAATAACTCCACAGCTTATTTGCCAAAAGAAATGATTGTTACCAATGTAAACAATGCAGGCTCTGTAGTTTCATTGTCAACATCAACAGCTCTTGGCATCACAACCACAAATGCTGGATCACCATCTAGCTTGTTTGGTGCTTTGACAACTGCACAAATTTCTGCATTGTCAACAGCAGTTTTAGGCACAGCTTATTTGGACTCTAGTTCAACTAGCTTGGCTTATAACAACCAAACTTTATATGTTGATGTAACAGTTGCCTCTGGTGCTACTGGTACAGGAGATGTATATGTTTATGGTTATGACTTTAGCTAAAAAAAGCTAAATAAATTGAAAGGGCTACTCCCAAAAGGGGTAGCTTTTTCTTTTTTAAACAGTACAATTTAATAATCTTAAAGGAAAAATCATGCCCTCAACCACAATATTGCGTGGAAATGTAAATGCATATTTCTTAGCAAATCCCTCACTCACCCCATCAGCAGTAACTGGTACATCAGCATCACAAAGTTTCACAGTACCTGGTCTTTTGACAACTGATATTACCAATGTTTCATACAATGGTGGTGCTCAAACAGCAGGCATTGCAATTGCAAATGACTATGTTTCTGCTGCAAACACTTTGACAATTCAATTTGTGAACACATCTGGGTCTTCAGCAACTCCAGCATCAGGTTCATATCTAGTTGAAGTGCTCAGAAGTGATGGTCCAATTCCTGTTAATGCAGTCTAATCATGGCAAATACCAGTGTATACAGACCCATAGGGCAAACCTATGCTGTGGCAGTAACAACAACTGCAAGTAGTTCTTTGAGCATTGTCCCAGTTGGCAATGACCAAATTAACTATTGTGCATTTTTGAATACTGGCTCTACACCTATTGCTATTTCAATTGCTCCTTTAAATCCTACTAGCATCACTCCAACTCCAGCAGTATTGCCTACAGCAGGAAACACTAGCACATCATTTGTGCTTGGTATTTCCATGTCTCAGCCTACTGTTATTGCAGTTCCTGCTAATGGATTTAATCTGAGTGCAGTTGGAACAGCAAATACTTTATATGTAATGCCTGTGGCAGATCAATCATGACAAACCAAGTAGCTTTTACAAATACAACTAACACAGTTCCTGTTAATACTTTTTCTACTCAACCAGTTATAGCAAGTGGATTTGGCACTTCACCCACAATTAAGGGTGTTAGTCCAAATTGTTTTGCTGTGACTGTGGGGTCAGGGGGAGCGGCATCTGGGACATTAACACTACCTCCAGCTCCAAATGGCTGGATGTGTATAGCTAATGATGTTACCAGTGGTTCAAGTTTATTTTTGCAACAGACTTTAAGCACTACAACATCAGTAACTGTAACTGGCTATGGAATTACCACTGGACTTGCATCAAATATGTCTGCTGGTGATGTCATTGTCATGACTTGCATTGCATATTAATTATGAGTGCTCCTGCCCTAACATCTGACCAAAATATCCTGCCAGTTCAGGCATATTTCAATTTAGATGGTAGTTTTAATACTTTTATAGGGCAAGGACAGCCTTTTTATGCTACTTTGAATCCAGTTCAGAGTGGTCTGACAATCACAAATAGCACAATAAATAGCTCATCTATTGGGCTAGTTACACCATCTTCAGGTGCTTTTACTAATATTAGCACCACAACAGGCTCAATTAGTACAACTCCAAGTAATCCCACAGACCTGGTTAATAAAAACTATGTGGATATGTTTGTGCAAGGCTATGCAATTAAGGCTGAATGTGCAGTTGCAACCACAGCTAACATCACATTATCTGGATTGCAGACCATAGATGGCTATACCACTTTGGCTAATGACAGGGTTTTAGTCAAAAACCAGAGCACATTATCACAAAATGGAATTTATGTAGCATCTTCAGGTGCTTGGGCTAGATCAAGTGATGCAAATACTTGGAATAGCTTAATTTCAGCTTTTACATTTATCCAAAATGGATCAACTCAGCAAAACTCTGGCTGGGTTTGTACTATTACAAGTGGTGGCACATTAGGAACAAATCCTGTTACTTGGAGTCAACTTGCAAGTGCAGCAAGTTACTTTGCAGGCACAGGATTAACTCTTAGCTCATACACTTTTAGCATTACCCCAGTTGGCACAGCAGGCACTTATGGCTCTGCCTCAAGTGTTCCAGTATTTGTTACAAATGCATCTGGTCAAGTTTCATCTGTAACCAATACCACAATCAGTATTGCACCAAGCCAAATTAATGCAACCATTCCTAATTCTGGACTTACAAACTCCACAATTTCAGGAATTTCACTTGGTTCTAATTTAGCTAATTTAACTGCTGGAACTAATATTACATTTAGCTCTGGCACTACTTATAATGGCTCAAGTGCAATCACAATAAATGCTTCTAGCACAATGGTCTATCCAGGTGCAGGCATACCTAATTCCACTGGAAGTGCTTGGGGTACAAGTTACTCAACAACAGGCTCTGGGACAGTTGTAGCACTAGCTACATCACCTACTTTTGTGACCCCAATACTAGGAACTCCTCAGTCTGGTAATTTCTCAACAGGGACATTTACCTGGCCGACATTCAACCAAAACACCACAGGCAATGCCAATACAGCCACAACAGCTAGTAACTTGGCTGGAACAACTCAATATTCCCTACCTTACCAGTCTGGGTCAGCCACTACAGCCTATTTAAGTCCTGGCACTTCTGGCTCATTACTGATGACTTTGGGTGCAGTTTCTGCTCCTATTTGGGTTGCAACTTCTAGCCTCACAGTTGGAACTACAACAAATATTGCTAATGGCACAGCAGGAGCAATTCCTTATCAAACTGGTTCAGGAGCTACTAGCTTTTTAAGTCTTGGAACTTCAGGCTATGTTTTAACTGCTGGTGCATCTGCTCCTCAATACACAGCTCAGTCTAGTCTGGCAGTTGGAACTGCTACTAATTTGGCTGGAGGAGTGGCAAGCAATATTGTTTATCAAAGTGGTGCTGGAGCAACTGCTTTCTTGGCAAATGGTACAACTGGACAGGTTTTGACAAGCAATGGAGCATCTGCACCTAGCTGGACAACTCCAACTGCCTATGCCACTGTAACTGATGACACAACCACAGCAGGCACAAGATACTTGCTTTTTGCTAACCAAACCAGTGGAAATTTAACAACTGAATACACCAGTTCAACCAAATTAACCTATTACCCTAGCACTGGATGTATTACAAATGGACTTAATGGAGGTGCTTTCTAATGGAAATCACATGGAAAATATCAGAAATTTCTGCTGAAAATGGGCTAATTACCCATGCTAAATACTTTTTAACTGCTACTGAAGATGAAAAAAAGGTAGAAACTGAAGGCAATTGGTGGTTTCAAAATCCTGAAATTAAAGTACTTTTTGAGCAAGTCACAGAGCAAATGGTAGCTCAATGGATTGAGGCTGAAACCATGAAAGATGGGGTAAATATTATTACCTCTAGACTGCAAGAACAGTTAAAATCATTGGAAAAGCAAGCTGTAATTCCTCCTTGGATGCCTCAAGTTTTTACACCTAATATCTAAAAATGGCACAAACCAATTACACTCCAATAATACTGTATAACAGTGGTACTACCACTAATGTCCCATCTGCTAGTAATTTGGCAAGTGGTGAGTTAGCTATTAACTATACTGATGGGAAACTATTTTATAAAGATAATAGCTCTGCAATACAAGTAATTGGTTGGAAGACAACTCCCACAACTGCTGGAGGCACAGGCTTAACTAGCTATACAGCAGGAGATTTGCCTTATTATTCCTCTGGCTCTGCACTATCAAAGCTAGGAATTGGCACAAGTGGCTATGTATTAGAATCAAATGGATCTGCTCCTACTTGGGTTGCACAATCTACTTTATCTGTTGGAACAGCAACAAATGCAAATAATGTAGCCACAACTGACAATACTTCTAGTTCTTCTACTTATTATCCAACTTTAGTTAGTGCAACAAGTGGCAATAACCCAATTACTACATCAAGCACTAAATTAAGTTTTGTGCCAAGTACAGGAGTTTTAACAACTACTGGACATAATTTAACAGGCTTAACTGCTTCAAGTGCAGTAGCTACTGATGCAAGTAAGAATCTTGTAAGTGTTACAAATACTGGTACAGGCAATAATGTTTTAGCAACAAGCCCAACAATTACAACACCTACAATTTCAGGTAATTTAACATTTACTGGAACAAATCCAGGTATTATTTTTAATAATAGTAATTCTTTAACTAACAGCAATTTAAATGATTATGAAATAGGTTCTTGGACACCAGCAGATAATAGCGGTTCTGGTTTATCTTTGACTATTAATTCTGCTACTTACACAAAAATAGGAAATTTAGTTACAGTTTTTGCATATATAACTTATCCAACAACTTCAAGTACAAATAATGCAAGTTTTTCAGGTTTACCTTTTACTGTTGCTACTAATAATTATGGAATTGGATCATTAAATACTACTGCACTTACAACATCATTGGTAAGAGCATTGTCTGGAGGTACAACTGTTGATATTAGAACAATAAACGGTAATGCTCAAGTTTTAAATTCTGTATTTTCTACTGCTTCTGTACTTTTTACTTTGCAATATCATGCAACATTTTAAGGATTAATATGACAATATCAACTAAAACAATAATTGACAAAATTGAAATTTTAGAAAATTGTCAATTACAAGTTCGTCAAGCAGAAATTGTATTAAATGACAATGTTGAAATAAGCAGATCATTTCTTCGTTGGGTATGTAATCCTGGGCAAGATATTTCTAATCAAGACAAAAAAATTCAAGATATTGCAAATTTACTATGGACTACTGATGTAGTAAATTCTTTTCAAGAAAATTCCAAAAATATAATGGTTTAAAAAAATGACAACAGTTAATCTATCTGCTTTTGCAGGCGCAGGATTTCAATTTTTTGATAATAATGGTGTTCCCTTGGCTGGAGGATTGCTTTATAGTTATTCTGCAGGAACTACCACACAATTAGCTACATATACAAGTAGTTCAGGTAGTGTTGCAAATGCAAATCCAATAGTTTTAGATGCAAGTGGAAGAACCACAAATGAAATTTGGTTAATAGCTGGTTCTACTTATAAGTTTGTATTACAAACATCATCTGCTGTGCAAGTTGGAAGCTATGATAATATTCCAGCAATTAATGATGCAACTGCATTTAATACTTTTAAAACAACTTTAGCTGGTTCTACTGGTTCTTCATTAGTTGGATATAACGAAGGTGGAACAAATGCAGTTACTAGAACTGTACAATCTAAATTACAAGAAGTTATTAGTGTTTTAGATTTTGGAGCTGATCCAACTGGTAGCACTGATAGCACAACATTTATACAATCAGCTTTAACTGCCGCATATAATGCGGCTTTAGCTATACCCACTTATGGAGCAACAGTTTTTTTCCCAAAAGGAAATTATTTAATTTCGTCTACTTTAACAATTCCAATTTATGTTAATTTACTTGGCGAAACAATGGAAGGCTCTATTATTTCTGCACAGTTTAATGGAGATGCTTTTCAAGACACACTAACAAGTACAGCATCTAATCTTTATTGCACAAGAATAGAAGAACTTACTATTTTAAAATCCAAAACTGATGGAACTAGCAATACAACTGGAAATTGTTTTACTGTTAGGCATAATGCAGAATTTTGTTCTTTTAGAAGATTACGTTTATATGGTGGAAATTATGCTTTTGCATTATCATACGACAATTTAGCTGGTTCTTATTGGAATACTTTTGATCAATTAATGTGTTATTACCAACAATCTGCGAATATTTATGTTGGTCAAGGAAGTAATGCAACTAGATTTAATAATTGTGAGTTTGCAAATGCTCCAATAGGCATTAATTTTCTTGGTCAAAGTTTTGCAATTAACATAAATAATTGTTCTTTTGAAGGTTATACAACTAATGCAGTACAAACCAGTTCTTCTCAAGTATTCATATCTGGTGGCTATTTTGAACAATATGGTACTGGGGCAGTTTTTTACACATCAAGTGTTGGAACAATTGATGTAATTGGTGCTTATATAGCAACTGATAACGCTTCAGGTTATTTAGGACAAGTAGATTCGAGTTCTGGAAAAATAAGATTTAGAAATTGTATGCTTAATAACATACCAACAACTTATTATGCTGGAACTTATGGTCAACTTAATATTGAATTTTCAGACAATAATGCAATTGGTACAACTTCATCATCATTAGAAGGGTATAACCAATCTAGCACATTTACTCCAATAGTACAAAACACTGGTGGAACTTCACAAAATGGTTCTTATACAAAACAATTTGGTTATTACACAAGAATTAACAATACAGTTAATTTCCAAATTGATGTTACTTGGACTGGAAATTCTACAACTGGAAACATACAAATTGGAGGATTACCATACACTGCTAATTCAAATTTAGATTATCCTGTTGCAAATATTATTGCATCTAATTTTACTTATACCAATCAAATAGTTGCTTATGTTTCTGCTGGATCAAAAATTATTAGTATTTATGGAATGGCATCTGCATCAAGTCTTTCTGCACAAAGTTTAACTTCTTCAGGAAGTTTATTATTGACAGGTTCTTATAATGTTTAGAGATTAAAAATGACTACTCCACTTGATATAGTTAGCAGAGCATTAAAAGATATTGGCGCATTAGAAGCGGGCGAAACTCCAACTGCTGATGCGTCTCAAGATGCTTTTGATATGTTGCAAGATATGTTAGACCAATGGTCTAATGAAGATATGATGGTGTTTTATAAAAATGAAATTATATTTCCTGTTATTTCTGGGCAGACTCAATACACCATTGGTCCAGGTGGTCAAATTGGTGCTATCTTTACTGGAAGTATTACTGGTAATGTTCTTACTATTACTTCTATCCAGTCTGGTGGTATTTCTCTTGGTCAAACTCTTAGTGGAACTGGCATTACATCAGGTACAACAATTGTACAAATGCTTACAGGAGCAGGAAACAATGTAAATGAGGCAGGAACTTATTTGCTAAATAAGACTTATACAAGTCCTATAACAAGTGAAACCATTAATTCATATTATCAAAGACCTTTGAGGCTTAATTCTTGTTTTGTCAGGATTAATACTTATTCCAATGGTCAACCCATTACAAATGGTGGATTAGATTATCCTGTTTCTGTGCTCAATATTGAGCAGTATGAGATGATTGGATTGAAGACTCTGAATGGTCCGTGGCCGAAGGCAATTTACTATGAACCAACAGAGACTTTGGGGAATATCTATGTGTGGCCGAACCCCAGCCAAGGGGAAATGCACATCTTTGTAGACCAAATTTTCCAAAGGTTTACCACACAATTTGATAACATCAATCTGCCTCAAGGCTACAACATGGCTTTGAGATGGTGTTTGGCTGAAAGACTAATGCCTATGTATGGCAAAGCAAGCCAAACTCAAATTTCCATGATTATGAAGTATGCTGCCCAGAGCAAGTCCACAATCAAGAGGACAAACATGAACCCAGCAATTGTTTCAACTTATGCAGACTCACTTTTGGTTGGAAGACAAAAGGATGCTGGGTGGATTTTGTCAGGCGGTTTCTTTAGATAAAGGGAAAGATATGATTTATTTATTTATTATTTTTTGTTTGCTCCAATGTGCTGATATTTATACAACTTGGAAAGCCTTGTCCACAAATGTTGGACATGAAGCTAATCCAATTATGGCTTGGTTGTTTTCTGAAGTTGGATTAAAAGCAGGATTAGTGATTGCCAAAATTATGATTTGTGCAGTTATTTATTATTTTGTCACTCAAGATTGGTTATTAGCAATATTAGATATTGCTTATGCTGAGATTATTTGGAACAACTTTAAAGTACTAAAAAATGGCTGATTTTGGCTTTGTTGGACCTAGCTATGAAGCGGCCTCCATTTACCAGGAAGCCCAAGAGTGCATCAATTTCTACCCTGAGATTGATCCTTTAAAGCCTCCTGGAAGTAGAGGTGTAGTTGCTTTATACCCAACTCCAGGACTAACTTCAATACTTCAGCTAAATAATGCCCAAGTTAGAGGAATGAGAACACTCTCTGGTGGTAAATATTTAATTATTGTTGTTGGTGCAATTGTTTATTCAGTTATTTATTCAAATGGATATATTTCTACCAAAATAGGTACTTTATCAACTAGCTCAGGTCAAGTATCAATCACAGACAATATTATGAGCAATACAGGTTTAAATGCTTATATTGTTGATGGTGTTAATAGATATTATTGGGTTGCAAGCAAAAATTCATTTAATACTTTGCCTAGCACAGATGGTCCTTGGCAGGGTGCAAATGTCTGTGATGTTGTGGATAACTACATTATTTATAACCAGCCTGGTACACAAAATTGGGCTGCCACTGATCTAGGTCTAGTCACATCATCTAATGCTTATTATGGCTCTAAAGATGGTGCTCCTGATCCACTTGTTTCACTTATAGTAGATCATAGGCAAGTATTTTTGCTTGGTGAATTTACTGCTGAAATGTGGACAGATGTTGGAAATGTAATACCTGGCATTATTAGTTTTCCATTTCAAAGGGTTACAGGAACATCTGTACAGCATGGTATTGCAGCACCTTTTTCAGTTGCTAGATTTGGTGAACAATTTGCTTTTGTTAGCCAAGACTACAGAGGTCAGAATATTATTGGAGTCATGCAAGGCTATTCTTTTAAAAGAATCAGTACCCATGCTGTAGAACAGACTTTAATGAACCAATACATAGCTGATGCAGTTGCATATACTTATCAGCTAGATGGTCATGAGTTTTATGTAGTCACATTTCCAACTATCAATATTACCTGGGTATTTGATTTAACTACAGAAATGTGGCATAAATGGCTTTCTTGGGATGGTCAACAATTCAATAGACATAGGTCAAATTGTGGGGCAATATTTAATAATGTTTATTTGGTTGGAGACTATCAAAATGGTCAAATCTACCAATTAGACAATGCTGTATATACAGAAGCAGGGAATACCATTAGAAGGCTTAGAAGATGTCCACATCTGGTCACTGATTTGCAGAGGCAGTATTTTGCTGAATTGCAGATACAGTTTCAGCCTGGAGTTGGTTTAGAAAATGGTCAAGGTCAAAATCCACAAGCTATGCTTAGATGGTCAAATGATGGTGGTTCTACCTATTCCAATGAACATTGGTGCACAATTGGAGCTGTAGGAAAGTACAGAAACAGAGCAATTTGGAGAAGACTAGGTACTGCTAGGGACAGAATCTATGAAGTTAGTATTAGTGATCCAGTAAAAGCTGTGATTGTTTCTGCTAATTTGAAAGCTGAGGAAGGTGAAAACTAATGGCTACTTCAAGCTCTAGTGGAAATATACTCTGGCCGAGAGTTCCATTTCTAGATCAATCATCTGGTCAGCCTGCTTTGCCTTGGCTACTTTGGTTGCAAAGTCCTAATTTTGTTAGTATGAAGACTGGACAACAGACAATTCAAGGTAGTCAAGAAATTACTGGAAACTCAGTAATTGATGGAAATGAGATAGTAAAAGGCACTTTGACTGCTTTAGGTGGTATTTCAGGGGGTACATTTTGAATTTAGCTGATATTTTGAAAGCCAATGAAGGTTTGATGGAGTTTGATCCTCAAATTGTTCATCATTTTTCTGATGGTTTGTATGCCAAGCAATTTGTTTTGCCAAAAGACCATGTAATTGTCCAACATGCTCACAAATACAGCCATTTGAGCCTTTTGGCTAAGGGAAAAGTGATAGTAAGGACTGACAATACAGAAGAAATGTATAGTGCTCCTTACTGTTTTGAAATAAAATCAGGGATAAACCATTCTATTCAGTCCTTGGAGGATTGTGTATGGTTTTGTATTCATGCAACAGATGAAAAAGACCCATCCAAAGTGGATGAAGTTTTAATTCAAAGGGGATAAAAATGCCTATAGGAATTGGACCAGGATTAGCAATTGCAGGAGGATTGGGACTTATAGGGTCTATGAATCAAGCAAACGCGGCACAAAGCGCGGCACAAACACAGGCAAATGCTTCATTAGCAGGGCAACAACAGTTGCAACAAAACTATCAGAATTTATCTCCTCAATTTACTCCATATACTCAAGCAGGAGCACAAGGTTTAGCTCAATTACAGTCACAACTACCTAGTTTGACACAAAGTTTTGGTCCTGCTCAACTTCAAAGTAATCTTGCTCCTAATTACCAATTTATGCTCCAACAAGGTTTGGGTGCTCAAAACCAGGCTTTAAATGCTGGAGGTGGTGGTTCTAATATAAATACAGCAGGAACTAAATTTGCAGAGGATTATGCATCTAATGCATATCAGCAGGCTTTCAATAATTATCAAGCACAGCAAACTAATATTTATAACAAATTAGCAGGCATTGCAGGCATAGGTCAACAAAGCCTGGCTAACCTTTCTAATCTTTCTACTGGAAATGCCACAAATATATCTAATTTGGGTGTGGGTGCAGCTAATGCACAAGCAGCAGGCACAGTAGGAAGTGCTAGTGCCTTGGCTGGAGGTCTTGGTAGTGTAGGTTCTAATTTGACTTTGGCATCTTTGTTAAATCCTGCTAACCAGGCTGGAGCTAGTTCTGTCACTCCTGCTAACATGACAGGATTCCAAACTCCTTATCAAGCCCCAAGTTATCAAGTAACAGCACCACAGCCATATAACCCAAATTATTAAGGATAAATATGGGTATTCAATCTTTTCAAATAGCAACACCAACTCCTATTCAAACAAATCCTGTGCAGGGTAATTCAATTGCACAGATGGTTAATGCTGCCAATGGCATCCAATACTATCAACAAAATCAACAATTAAATCCATTACAGCTCAAACAAGCTCAAATGGCTATTGAGCAAGCACAACAATTAAATCCATTAGCTGTTAAAGAAGCTGAAGCCAGAACAGAAACTGCTCAGACTGGAGCACAACAAGCAAAACAAAATTATCTTGTTTCTGGTGAAGATTATGCAAGAAAAATGATTAATGCTTTGCCTCCAATTGATGATTATGTAGATAAAAATGGTGAAGTAAATCAAAAAGCATTAACTAGGTCTTTAGATATTATCAGAAAAGGCACTGAAGCTGTAGGCTTGCCAAAACATCCATCTAATTTGCTTGGTCAGTTAGAAGATGCAGTAACCAAAAAAGATTACAACAGATATGAGGAACTAAGAAATAGAGTTGCTGGAAGTTCTGCATCACCATCTGAGCAGTTTGCATCTAAGTTTCCTAATGTCCAATTTCAGAATCTTGGTGGAACTGTTCAGCCAGTTGCTACTGGCAATCCTAATCTTGCTGAAACAAGACCAGGAACTCCTGTTGGTGGAGGATTAACTGTAAGTCCATCACCATTAAGTTATGGTCAAAGATATGAAGCTACAGGCAGAGTTGATGCAAGCAATAATCCAACTGCTTATGTTAAGGATGCACAAGGCAATATTCTTGGTGAAGTTACTATTCCTGCTGGAGTTAATCAAAATCAAATTACTCAACCTGGTGGAGTACAAAAAGGAAATATGCAACCAGGGGCAATACAGCCTCAAGTAAATCAACCTCCATCTAATGCACCAAATAGATTAGCTCCTTATGAGACTCCTGAAACAGTTAAATTAGAAAGACAAAGACAACTTGATACTATTGACCAAAGAAAAACAGTTGCACAAAGCACATACAACTATAACCAAATTATTAATTTGGCTGATAAGTCTATTACTGGTGTGGGTGCTCAAGCAATTGCAAAACTTGGGGGTGGGTACTCAGCAATTCCTTGGAAAGCTGATGAGGCAAGCAATCTTCAACAACTTGGTCATTACATGGCTTTACAGACTGGCAATCTTGCACAACAAGCTGGTCTAGGCACAGACCAAGGTAGATCAATTGCTCAAGAGCAAATTGGGACTACTAATTGGACTTCAGATGCAATTAAAGCTACAGCTAGAACTAATAGAGCATTAGTAACTGGAATAGATTTGTATGGAATAGGAATGAATAATGCCATTAAAAAAGCAGGAAACAATCCATTAGCAGGCAGAGATTACACAGAAAAATGGTCTTCAGTTGCTGATATTGATGCACTCAAGTATTATGATGCTATCAAAAATAAAGATAAAGTAGAGTTGAGAAAAGTGATTGATGCAGTGGGTGGTCCAGAATCCAAGGGCTATGCTGACTTAATCACAAGATATAACAAAATTTATTCACTTGTAACTGGTGGTCAATAATGGCTATTCTAAGTTTAGATGAGATGAACAATGCAGTTGATGAGGTTTATGGGAAAAAACCTAAGACTTCACAAGACATAATTGCACCAAAGAAAAGTAGCATGACTACTTTTAATCCTACACAGCCAATGGCTGATGCTATAACCCAAGCTAGTTCTACTCCAGAAATATATCATCCAGTTGATTTGCACAAGGCTGTTTTAGATGTTTATTCTGAGCCTCCTCCTGCAGAGCCAAAGGGCAGAGTTACAGGATTTTTAAGTGATGTAGGCAAAGGCTTGGCATCTCTTGCTGATGTTGCTTATTCTCCTGTTCCTACAGTTTTAGGAAATATGGCATATGTTGGGGCAAAAATTAATCAAATGCCTCCTCAAAAAGCTGAAGAATTAAGTCAAAAAGTTAGTTCTTTGTTTGAAAAGCCAGTTGGTAAGTTTTTTGGTGTTACAGAAGATCCTGCATATAAGCAAGAATTATCTAACAAAATTACACAAGTAATTGGTGAATATGGCAATAAAGGAGCAGATTTTATTGCTCAAAAAACTGGTTTGCCTGTTCAAGATGTTAGAGCTATGCTTACTACAGCAAGTTTTGCTGTTCCTGAAGCTGGAGCAGAATTAAAGCCTGTTGCTAAAGCAGTAACAAAGCCTATTGTTGAGGAGGCTAAACTAATATCTGGTGCTATAGGTCAAAAAGTACCTAAAGTCAGAATTGAACTTCAAAAGCAATTAGAGCAAAAACAAGTTCCTGAAATTACTCAAAATCTTCAACAATTAGAGCAAGATTTTCAACAGAAAAAAGCTAATCCAACTGGTGCAGAAACAACTCAACAAGTTGTACAAGAAGATAATGCTCCAGCAGTTGTACAAGATTTGGGGACTGCCAAACCTACAACTCCAGAGGCAGAGTTTAAAGAAGTTCATTATGGTGAGGCTGGTCTGCCATTGGATGAGCAATATGCTAGAGCTAAAACAGCTCAAAAAGTATTGGGTGAAGATCATCAGGCTGATTTATCTGCTATTGAAGGTAAAGGAAAAGAAAGAGCCACAAATTACCAGACATCTAAAACTGATACAGCTCTAGGTAACTACTTGTCTGAAAGATTTGCTGATGAGCAAAATAGAATTAATGCTTATCAACAAAAATTAGTTAAAGATACTGGTGGAACATTAGGTCTTGATGAATCTTCAATATATAAAAGAGGAAATACTATTATTCAACCTCTAAAAGATTTAGAAAACTATTTTGATAAAAAGACAAGTGAGATTTACAATGCTAGAGATGAACAAGGAAAATCTGTTCCTGTTTTTACTAGCCATATAAATCAAGTATTAAATGATCCAACATTATTGCCATTAGGTGAAAATTCAAAATTAGCTGAAGCATCAAAAGCAAAACTTCAAGAACTTAAAATGCTTGATGAAGATGGTAATTTATTGCCTACTAATGCTCATATTTCTGAACAATTTAGAAAATGGCTAAATGGTAAAAATGTTTGGTCACCAGGAAATGCTGGTATTCATAGGGCATTAAAAGAAGCTGTTGATGCTGATGTATTAGACACTATTGGTGGAGATACACCACTTTATAAAGATGCTAGAGCATTGGTTGAACTAAGAAAAAATACATTAGATAATCCAAAAGGAATATCTAATATATTGGAATCTAGTGGACCAAATGGCATAAATAGAAAAGTACAAATTGAGAAAATACCTCAAAACATTACTAGCATGCCTGTGGATCAATTTACTCATGTAATTGATACTTTAAAAAGTATGCCTGATGAATTGCAACCTAAAGCCCAAAAAGCTATTGGTGAAATTAAATCTCATTTTTTAAATCAGATGTCTGACAAAACACCTGAAAAATTGACTACATTTTTGAATGACAATAAAGAAGTGATGAATAGATTATTTTCTCCAGAGGAAATGGAGAATATAAGAGATTATCATAATGCTGTACATATTTTCAAAACCAATACTGGTTATCCTGGTGCAGCGGTTCAGAAATTGAATGTAGAAAAGAAACTTGGGCAAAAAGTAGGTGAATTTATTGTTAATAAAGGATTGCCAGTGGTTGCTGAAACAGTAACTGCTGGTCATGGAATGGGATTGCCTGCTCTTGCAACAAGCCATTATCTTGAAAAAAGAACAGCTAAGAAAACTATTGAAACTCAGGCTCAAGCAGAAAAACAAGCCTTTGAAAATGCTCAAAGCAGATTTATTCCAATTAAAGACCTATTGAAACCATGAGCACAGAATCACCAATTGACCTTGTCAAGTATGGCGTACTTTGGCAAAAAGTAGAAGATTATGAGAAAAAGTTTGACTCTATG